TAATTGCAATATTGCAGCTCCTATTCATCGAGACAATGCAAATGTCAAAGGGGCCGTGAACTTGATAATCACAAAAAGGCAGAACTCAAAAGGAGGAAATTTATATGTACCTGATTATGGTGCTTGCTTTGATCAATCCAATAACTCTCTTTTGGTTTACCCTGCATGGAGGAACAGTCATGGGGTAACACCTATAGAACCTACATACCAAGGCGGTTATCGTAATAGCCATGTTTGGTATGCCTTGGATTCATTTGCTTCGTTAGGCTGATGTTATGGATAAAGATTTAGAGAAAAGAGAAAGAACAAAACGCTGTACGGCTGCTGAGAAAGCATTTCGTGTTCAGCGTTTTTCTAGGATGATTGCCAATGGTGCAACTCGTTCTGATTTAGCACAATACGCTGCTCAGGAATGGGGGGTGAAAATAAGACAAGTTGATGAATACGTTTCCGAGGCTCGCCTATTTTTGCAAGAGGATTACAACCTTGATAGACAAGCTTTTGCTGCTGTGTTGTTAGCACAGTTGAATATCATCCATAAAAAAGGAATGGAGCAAAATAATTTATCAGTAGCTTTAGGTGCAATTAACACGGCTGCCAAAATTGCAAAAATATATGATTAATAGCTTTCTTTCTGTAGTAGCAGAAGGCAAAGTCCTTCAGAAAGTAGGGAGTGGAAAAGGCATTCTTGATGTAGATGAACTTACTCTCAAAATGAGAACAAATTTACATCCAGGTCAATTAGATTTTGTCACTGATTACGAAACAGAAATCTTAGGAATGTCGGCTGGTTATGGAGCAGGGAAGACGAGAGCGTTATGTTGTAAAGCTATTCACCTTGCTTTAGCTAATCAAGGTTTCACAGGTTGTGTGATGGAACCGACTGGCCCTTTGATTCGGGATATTTGGATGAATGATTTTGAAAACTATTTAGAGGAATATGACATTCCCTACACATTTAGAGCTTCTCCTTTGCCTGAATATCTTTTGCATTTACCTAAAGGAGATACAAAAATTTTATGTAGGTCTTTTGAAAACTGGTCAAGAATAATTGGATTGAACTTGGCTTGGGTGCTTGCTGATGAAATAGATACAGTCGCTCCCACGATTGCGTCAAGAGCTTTTCCTAAAATCTTAGGCCGTTTACGTTCTGGGAATGTGCGTCAATTTGGCGTTGCTTCCACTCCTGAAGGATTTCGTTGGATGTGGCAAACTTTCGGAAGTGACGATGCAAAGAAAAGAGAAGACAGACGTTTAATAAAAATGAAAACATCTGACAACCCACATTTGCCAGATGACTTTATTGCAAGATTAGAAGCAAACTATGATCCAAGCCTTTTACAAGCGTATCTAAATGGAGAATTTACGAATTTAACAACTGGTCAGGTCTATGACAGATTTAACAGAAAGTTACATGTAACTGACAGGAGATTTGATTATGAAGACGAACCGTTACGGATTGGAATTGACTTTAATATTTCTAACATGTCTGCTGTGATGGGGGTGCGTGCTGGTGAAAAGCTAGTCATAATTGACGAAATTACAGGAGCACACGATACCGATGCTCTTGCTAAAGAAATTATTCGTAGATACCCAAATCAACGGATTTTTGTTTACCCAGATTCTTCAGGGGGGAATCGTTCAACCAATGCAGCACAAACAGACATATCCATACTTGAGAGTTATGGATTCACAAACCAAAGCCCAAAAGCGAACCCACCAGTTAGAGATCGAATCTCGGCTGTCCAAGCTCTTTTGGAGAACGGACAAGGACAAATACGATTGGAGATTGCTTCCTGTTGCAGACGCTTAATAGAATGTTTGGAACTTCAGTCTTATACAGAAAAAGGAGATCCAGATAAAGAATCTGGATACGATCATGCGAATGATGCTCTTGGCTATCTTGTTTGGCGTGAATTTAATCCTTTATATGCAAGAGCAGGAAGAGGAACAGGTATTAGGCTGTATTAAGACTAAACTGTTCACATAGCGTTGAGGTTCCATCGTGTATAGCGGTTACAACTATTACAGTCGTGATAAAGCTGGTACAGAAACTTTTGTAAATGATCCTAATGCCGCTTGGCAAATACAAGAGCCTCATTGGATTCTTATAGAAGATTTAATGGGTGGCTCTTATGAGATGCGTAAAAAACATAGAAGATATTTGCCGCAAGAGCCTAGAGAACTTGATGAAAGCTATGACAACAGATTAGCTCGTTCTGTTTGTCCTCCTTTTTATCAACGTCTTGAAAGAATGTTGGCAGGAATGTTAACAAGAAAGCCTGTTCGTTTAACTGATGTTGCTGATGTAATTCGGGAGCAATTATTTGATGTTGACTTACAGGGAAATGATCTCAATGTTTGGACTTATGAGACTGCCAGAAAAGTAATTAGATATGGACATTGTGGTGTTTTAGTTGATGCTCCTGCTGCTGGTGAAAATGGAAGACCATATTGGGTGACTTATTCACCAAGAGAAATTTTAGGATGGAGGACAGAGTTAGATAATGGTCAGCAGAAATTTAGTCAGTTAAGGTTACTTGAACATGTCTTTGAGCCTGATGGGTTATACGGTGAAAAAGAAGTAGAGCAAGTTCGTGTTTTAACTCCTGGCAAATTTGAGATTCATAGAAAAGATTCTGAAACAGGTGACTATAAATTATTTGATGAAGGTGTAATGAGTTTGCCTGAGATTCCTTTTTCTGTTGCTTATTCCAATCGAATTAATTTGATGGAGTCACGTCCACCAATGGAGGACATAGCAGAATTAAATTTAAAGGCTTATCAAGTCCAATCTGATTTAGATAACCAGCTTCATATATCAGCCGTTCCCATGTTGGCTTTTTATGGTTTCCCTCAATCAGCAGAAGAAGTTAGTGCTGGACCAGGAGAAGCAATTGCCTTTCCTGCTGAAGGTCGGGCAGAATATATTGAGAGTAAAGGTACAAGTTATAACGCACAATTTCAAAGATTAGAGCAATTGTCTGGTCAAATAAATGAACTCGGATTGGCAGCAGTTCTAGGGCAAAAGCTATCCGCAGAGACAGCAGAAGCAAAAAAGATAGACCGATCACAAGGAGATTCAACAATGAAAGTGGTAGCACAGCAGGTACAAGACATGATTGATAACTCACTTGCTTATCATGCTCAATATTTAGGAAGTAATGAAGCTGGTAGTAGTTTTGTTAATAGAGATTTCTTAGCATCAAGACTTGATCCTCAAGAGATTCAAAGTTTGCTTTCTCTTTATACTGCTGGAACTATTACACAGAAAACCTTATTAGATCAATTAACTGAGGGTGAAGTATTAGGAGATGAGTTTGATGTTGAAGAAGAATTAGAAGCTACCGAAATGGGTGGTTTAATTGACATGCAGCAACCACAAGAGGAAGTTAAAGAAGAGATTCCTACAGAATCAGCAGAGCCAGAAGATGAAGCTGCTTAATAAATGCCAACACTTTCTGTTCCACAAATAACGGATGAAGGCACTCCAGCCGTTCTATTTAGAAATGCTATTGACCTAAATAGGTATAGCAATAGTGTTTCTAGACGGATAATTAATGAATACAATAATATTATTGTTGAGGCTGCTAATCAATTAAAAATATTAGAAGGATCTGATAGTTATAAAGCTCAGAGACTTAGAACAATCATTGCTCAGGTAAAAGAAAGCTTGGCAACTTGGGCTGGTGATGCGACAGAAATAACTGCAAGTAATTTGCAAGGTTTAGCAATATTGCAAACAGAATTTATAGAAGAACAATTAAAGAAGTCTTTACCAAAAGCAGCTAGAAGTATTGTCAGAACAGTTGAAGTAAGTCCACAGTTTGCAAAATCTGTTGTAACTACCGATCCAACTCAATTAAATTTAATAACGCTTCAGCAAGATCTTTTCAAGTCAGTTACAGGTGCTCCAGAAACTTATAGTTTAACTGCTGGTCAAGGTGCAATTATTACGCTGCCTGATGGAAGAACTGTTGCAAAAGCTTTTCAAGGAATAACTACAGCGTCAGCAGATTTATTAGCAAAAGAAGTAAGAACTGGATTATTACAAGGACAAACAACAGACGAGATAGTAAGAAAATTAAAAGGTCGCTTATTGTTTAATCAAAAGGGAAGCGTGAAACAGATTGCAAATGCAGGAGGAAGTTTAACGGCTGCAACAAACAGACAAGTTACAGCAATTGTTAGAACAAGTATTAACCAAGTTTCAAATGCTGCTAGCCAAAATGTTTATAAATCAAATAGTGATATAACTCAGAAATACAGATATGTGGCAACGCTTGATAGTAGGACTTCAGCTATTTGTGCTTCTTTAGACGGTCAAGTTTTTGAATATGGTGATGGCCCCTTACCTCCTCAACATTTTAATTGTCGCTCTACTACTGTTGCTGTTGTTGATTATGAAAGACTAAAAGAA